CTGCAAATTACAAGCATAAAATTATACCGGCCTTGCAGTCTAGATGTCAGTCACTAACTATTAAACCTGTTGTTGAATTAGCAGTAAAAAGATGTTACAATATTCTGAAAAATGAAAATGTTAAAGTACCGGAAGAGCAAAAGAAGAAGTTCATCCAGCTCGTCAAACGTCACTTCCCCGATCTACGGAAGACGATCAATGAACTACAAAAGAATGTTATTGATTCAGAGTTGTGCATTACTAGCGTTGTTAGTGATAACGAGTTGCTCGAAGCCGTTTACAAAAAAATAGCTTCTAAGCAATGTTTAGAAGCAAGAAGATATCTAATTGAAAACGAAGATAGGTTTCAAGGTGATTACGATACTCTATTAAGTAACTATCTAAATTTTATCTACTCTGCTAATATCGATGATATCAAAAAGAAAGAGATGATTGCTATAATTGCAGATCATCTCTATAAAAGCGCGTTTGTTGTGGATAAGGAAATTAACGCGTTTGCGTGTTTGGTAAATCTAGAAAAAGCTCTTATCTAGTACATACTAGGGCCTTTTTTCAAATCCGACAAATACTTATCAGTATACGAGGCTACCGCCGGGGAGGGGGTGACAGGGTCAGAAGGAATGTCAGTATTTTGTTTTGGTAGAGATCTTTCTGTTGGTGTAAGATCATGAGGCTCTGTACCGCCTCTATCAGCTCTATTTGCAAGGTTTTCCTCATCTTCAACAACCTCTTCTGGCTTAATTATTACATTACTCGGTCTTACCATCGCATCTGGAATAGGGAGAAGATTTGGAGCGTATTGTACAGCCTGTCCTAACAGACCTGGAACAGTTACGTAATGTGAATATCTACCACCACCTTGATCAAGCGCAATGTCTAAATTTACGTCAAGAGATGATTGATCTGAACTAGCGGGGTAACGTGACGGTGTTGTGTCTTTTATCCCAACGACTCTAATATGCAATCCCGAGTCAACCATATTAGAAAGCAAATCTTTAGTTTTCTTAGGTAATGATTTATAACAATCGGTTGATTGATAGTCGTCATTAAACTTAAAAACATCACCTACAAGGAAGCCTCCACGCTCGTATCTCCTCATATAAGATTCATGCAAATTAACAAACTTTTTACCTGCCATAATATTATTTATGCAGACCTGCAAATAATCACACGGTATCAGGTAACTTAATCTCTAAGAAATTCTGCTAAAGTATGAAACGCTATAAATACTTCGGTATCATCTTCTATAGCAAGTCCTAGATCTTCTTCGATTTCAAAAGCATGCGTCGTGTGTACAGATTTTTCAATTACCCACCTCCCATCTTTAATATACACTCGCCCCTGTCTCGGGTTAGGAAGATTCATAGCAGCATAAACTTCCTCTTTAAGAGCAGATACTAATTCTTTTGTGGTTATTTCTACATCAACATCAGTTTTACCTCGAACACGCATACTTATATTATATTATAGTTCCTTAAATTCGATTTACCACTTGGGTATTAAATATTATAAATGGCTCTTATAAAATTAACAGATGTATCGGTTGATAAAAGCGAAGAAGCCGCCTTAAAAGACGGTTATCTGTATAAGGATCTCTTTCTTGATTTAGTTCCGGAAGTATACTATAACAAACAGCTAAACAAAAATATTATTTTAAAAGATGTTCAAGGATCATATGATTTACAGGCTATCAAGAATAGTATTATTAACGTGTTTTTAACTTCCCCAGGTCAAAAAATATTAAATCCAGAATTTGGTTTAGATTTGAGAAGATATCTTTTTGAACCGGTTAACAGCTCTACTGCATATATGATAAAATATGATATTGATACTAAGTTACCTGATCAAGAGCCAAGAATAGAATTGATAAACGTAAGTGTAGATGCTATTACAGATGAGCAGGAATATTACATATCTATGCAAATAAATATACCATCGCTCAATGCATACGGGATAACACTTAAGTCATTATTAAATAGTAACGGATACTACGTATTATAAAACCATGCCAACGAATACAAACGATACCTCAAATAAATTTTTAGATTTTAATCTACCGCAAGACGCGTATGTAGCATTTGATGCAGTAAGCTTGAAGGATTATATTATTGATCGATTAGATGAAAATGAAAAATTTACTGATCAAAATTATGAGGGTAGTAACTTAGCTGCGGTGATTGATATCATTGCATATTCTTATCATGTTCTTTTATTCTATTTAAACAATACTGCCGCGGAAGTAAATTTTGATCAAGCTACTCTGTACGAGAATATGAACAAAATTGTAAAGTTGATAGGTTACAAGCCTGCTGGTAAGCAAACTTCCATTGTTCCTATAAACGCTAAAGCATCAGCATCTCTTCCTACTGGTAATTACACTATTCGCAAATATTCATACTTTTTAGCCGACGGTATTCAATATAATTTTAATGACGATTACTCTTTTAATAAAGCCAAGGCCGGAACAGAAGAAACACTGCAGTCTATAAATGACGAGGTAATATTGTATCAAGGCACAATTAAGGAATATCCCGATTATACAGCTCAGGGCGAAGAATTCGAAATTTTACCAATTGTCGTTGATAATATTGTTGATAGTAATGATGATAAATTTATTGCTGATGGGACAATAAGTGTATATGTAAAAGAAGCGAGTAATAGCACATATTACGAATATAAAATTGTAGAAAGTTTATATCTTTCAAAATCTGTTGACCGTGTGTGTGAACTGAGACTAAATGAACATGGTCATTATGAGGTAAAATTTGGAAATGGTGTATTTGGTAAAAAGCTCGATCAAGGTGACATAGTATCAATAGATTATATTTTGTCTGATAATGTAGGTGGTGTTATCAGTAAAAACGTAATTAATGGTAATAAACTTTTTGTTTATAATTCAGCCCGTCAGGCGGTATTATTTCAAGACTTATATCCTAATAAGAGTCAGACGACCTTTTTAAATATTACTAACAGCCCAAAAATCACCTTTAACAACCCATTAAACTCTTCAGCCCTTTCAACGGAAGAAACAGTTGAACAAATTAGACAAAATGCTCCAAAAATGTTTTCTTCGCAATTAAGATTGGTTACAGAAAAAGATTATCAATCGTTCTTAGAAAGAAATCTAGCTAATGTAATTACTAGCACACGCGTTGTAAGTAATCAAAGTTATATTAATGAATATATACAATATTTTTACGATATATGTGTTGACCCAAATAAAGTCAACAGAGTAATAATTAACCAAGTAAATTTTGCAGATGCATGCGATTTTAATAATATTAACGTGTTTACTGTTCCGAGATTTACTATTACAGAAGATAAGACGTATCCGCCGTTTTTAAGTAACTCGTTTAAAAATTATATAGTTACACAAACACAGGATCGTAAAATGCTGTCTAATAATGTGGTACCAAGAGATCCAATTTATATGGGATTCGGATTAGGAATAGGTGATCCATCTAACCTAACGTTAGATATTTTAGACCAAACTAAGCTTTATGCTGTAAGAGAAACAAATAATAAGATTAATAAAACGACCCTAAAAACGCGTATAGCTAGTTTAATTAAGAAGTTTTTTGATCCAGAAGAAAATTCACTTGGGGAAAATTTAAAGTTAGTAAATTTAGCTAATGATATACTTTCACTGGAGGGAATAAAGCGTTTTGAAACAAGAAACGAGACCACAGGGGAAATATTTACTGGAGGGATATCGTTTTTATCGTTTAATCCACAATACCCGGAAAGTGATATAGAGTTAGTAAACCAAGATAAAACATTACCATTCTTTAAGTTCCCCTACTTATACTCTCCCTTATCCGTGGCCAAGCGCATTGTTATAACAGATGAGTAATATACAAGTAAACTATGCAACTTTTGATGTAGAAGATTATAAGCGTGAAGCTAAATTGTCTTCTTATAACCTCCCCTTTACTCCTCTCACCTTTAAAGCTCGTATACCTAGTTCTCTTGGAGGTGAAGCGGTAACCACACAGTACAATACTTTAAAAGCAACTTTTGATTTTGGAGATGGTAGCTTTGGAAACGCGCTTACTAGTAGACATACGTATGAATACCCCGGTGTCTATAATGTAAGAATGGTTTTACGTGATTGTAACAATAATTCCATTCTCGCATCTTATAGTACAGATATTACAATACACGATTATATAACTAATACCTTTACTATATCAGCAGGGACTAATGATCCTAAATTTAATATATTAGCATTATCTGCTAATGAATTTTCTAACCCAATTACAGTTACTTCACAAACGCCCTTTTATCAAGATTTTCAAGATATTTACTTTTCGATTTCAGGCTGCAACGTGCCTAACTACTATAATCTAGATGAAAATAAATTTAACAATCTTAAGAAATTTAATTCATTTTATAAAAAGGAATATATAGACACTTTATCTGGGTTTGAATATGAGCCTATAGATAAGATTGCTCTTTCATCTACTAACATATATGTACGATTAAGCGGTAATAATCACATGTCCGGTAAGGGACCTTCAGCATTTGCGATAGTAAATACACTAAGTACGCATATATCAAGTGTTAATGTTGGAAGCTCTGGAAAACAGATAACATACTTTAGAACCGACGAGCAAGATCTACCTTACAGACATGTGAATATATCTTTCTTTAAAGATAGAGATAATATTTTTTCTCCTAGTCTACAAGGTTATAAAAATAACAACTACACGAACAACTTTACTGTCACACTTTCATCTTTAGTAGGTGCAACTTCTGCTCAGACCATTAGTAGTATAGCAATTACGTCAAACGGTATTACAGGAGAAGAAGACAGTGTAACGACGTTTGAGGTATCACCCGTTCAATTTAAAGGGTTAGGGATACCGTTTATGCTAACACCAAAAAATACTAGTTACGCAACAATGAAGTCGTTATCTAGCCATAGATACCCAATCTTTGAATTACTTTCTGGTAAAACTCCACATGTACGTGGTACTCCTCTTAGTGGTGTTGTTGTGGATTCGTCTCACTATACAATTGAGACTTTAAGTGGAACTGTTTCTTCGATAAATACAGATTTTTGGTATAGAGGATTATTAACATTTAATGATAATACACTCGCATCAATTTCTGCCAAGCCAGCTTTTTTAACACTAAGCGCAAAGTGCCCATATGATAATATTGCGGTTACACCTACAACAACAAATACGGTAACCGGGTATGTATCTTTCACATGTTATCCCAAAGACTATTATCAAGCATATAAGCAAAATGAAGATTTTGATTTTGAACAAACGATAAAAGATTTAAGATTTCAAGAAGTTTTATTAGATAAAAATATTTTATTTTCTGACTTTATTGGAACAATATTTGGTAATGTGAGTAGTAATTATACCACTTTAGGCAAGAAGCTTTGGGAGAAAATACAAAACTTTACATCAAATAATAATGATATAGATTATTGCAATATTACATCTCTTATAGATCTAGCCAATTTAGCAGATGATGACGGTATCGTGTTTGATAGATCTTTAGCTCAACAACCCGAGCTTATAGATAGATTAATGAGTGTACTTAGTGTAAACTATAATAAGTTTAGAGGAACGCAAAATAAATTTGATGAAAATTATAACCCTCAAGGTCACGCGACAAAAGTATTATATGGTAAAAATTTAGGTGCGGAACTAAACGCATCAACTTATGAAGTTTCTGCTGGAACTGATATAGTAGCATATGAAAAGTTTAGTCAAACCTATACTAGACTAAACACATACCAGCCCTTATCTGCATTAAGTGGTTACCGTGGAACCATATCGGGTAATTTTCAAACTTACATGCTCAGTAATTATAATACTTCAAATACTAATCCCGGAGGATCAACAGCAACTGCAACTAGTGGTGCGCCGTACTGGGGGTGGCCATTAGTGTTGCCTGAGACTTATGATAGCATTACTGATGTAACGAAGTTTTATAAATTTTACAGCCTATCAGCAGTATACGATGATACTATTACCGGTGGGTTAATAGACTACTCAAATGGGCTAACAACGTTAGATTATAGTACTCCACTTAGTTCGCTTGAGGGTGATAATAATATATTTGATGTTATGCTTCGAAACTCTTTATTTAGTAGTCTATCTCTGTTCTAGAGATAAATATGTTTAATGGACACTATCGTTACAGGATTTCCTGAAGTAGATTTATCTATAACTAACCCTAACGTACGTAGGGATAATGCTTTAGATAAGTTTACACCGTTTTCTTTTGTACAGTTTATTGAAACGGTGAGTGTAGATTATCAACCGGATACACTGACAAGATTTTATAACGCTTATATTAATAGATGGAATAATAAGGTCCGGACGCAAAGTAGCAGTAACAAAGAGCAAATTATAGACAGATATCGCGACTTTTTAAAAGACATTACTTTAAACTTTTCTACTAACGCAGAAAGAACTTTTCTTACTCAGTTAGATTTTACTGATCCATATGACATGGAAATAGCGATGTCTTTTTACAGTAAAAAAATAAGAAGTATTATATCTTACTATAAGAAAAAGCGACAAAAACTTCACTACACGGCTACCAAAGCTAAGGTAAAGGGCAGCTCTCTTGGTGTTGAACAGGCTGCTATAGATCTTGTTGTTGAGTTTTTAGAAAATCGTAGTACAGCAGCAAAAGACTATGACATAGAAAAAATAAAACAAAATTTAACTATTTCGATTACAGATTATTTTGATAATTATTCACAATACTTTAATAGAGAGCCAGATGCTCATAAATACGGCGAGACTTTTAAAAGTTATGATCCAACCGGATTACCTAGTGATAATATATTTTTAGCAGATGATAAGACATTAATACAGGAAGTTTTTGCTAATGTAGGGGAAGATTTAATTGCGCTCAAAGAGGGAAGAGAAAGTTTAAATTTTAATATTAAAGAAGACTCTCTATTTAGTAATAAGCGTGAATTAACAGAAAAATTTATGGGCGCTGATTTCTATTATATAGAAACGGATAGCGAGGGTATACCAAATTTAGATGAAAATGGTAACCCACATCTCTTATTTGAAGCAAAAAAGCCCTACGCAAACTTTTTAAATCAAGACTTCCCTTCCACTGCTTCTGTTTTTTCTAATGAAATTATAAGTGAACGAGATTTAGGATTTTTTAGACCACAAAATTCAGCAATTGCTACTATTGAAGGTAGACGACTACAATTTTTTACAAAAAAGATTTATAAACCTAATCAGTTATATATATTTCCAGATCCAAATTTATTTACTAATACACAAAATGTATTGACCTTTATTATTGATACATCACGATCAATAAACAACGCTAGTAAGGGACTTGCAGTAAATCAACCAAATACAGACAGAGATAGCACCTCTTTTATTGGATATAATTCTCAAATAGGTCTAGATACAAATTTAAATACAGATTTATCGTACTTATTTGATGAGGGATATATTGACGACAGTAAACAAGATTTGTTTGGTAATATTTTTGGTCTAGTAAAAGATTACAATTACTATCGGAATAATGTTGTATTAGAACCTACAAAAAAAATAAAGAGTCTAATGATGAACGGTTATCAATTTTTTGATGATCTGTACGGTGAAGGTTATAATTTTTCTTACAAAGTTGCAGATTCAGCAACATTTTCCGAAACTATAAGATCTGGGCTTTCAACATTTACTAATGGTTTCACAGGGAGAGGGCCGGCTGGATTACTACCGGATACTCCGTCTAATTGGACAAGTTTTCCAACTTCTGCATATAATATTTTCTATAGATATTTTTCACCTTATCAAACCTTAAAACAGCCCTCTAATTATCTAGAAGTAGATTACGGTCGTCCGGAAAATCTAGAAATCAATGCTGATATAAAAGAAGGAGCATATTTTAAATTTTCAGATACTGAGGCTTTAACAGATCCTACGAGTGCCGTGACAGTAGGTACTAAAGGTGGGGCACGAACAGTAAACATATCTGATCTAAGTGCATATGGAACCAGTACTGATCAGTTTTATTATTCAGAATTAACGGAAGCAGGTATAGGTCTTTTTAATGTAAATCCACCATATCCAGGTAATACAGATTTTGCTACAAGGACTATATTTACAGCGTTATGTGACCCTACTGATTCGTGGACGATAGGATTAGTCGGTAACTTTACCTATGATGTGCGATTATCAGGTGGCTCCGGAAACAGTGGTAATGATGTAAAGAATTACGATGGGATGCGATTTACAGATAACATCGTATTCAACTATAAGCCTAGTGAAGAAAATTTTGATTATGACTCAACTGTCTATTCAAAGACTACAATAGCTGATGTAACATCAGCAAATGAAAGATTTTTTGAAAAACGTGACCATCTTGGAAAAATTTATGTTAAAAATATAAACAGAGCATGGAATGCACCAGCTGTAAAAGAATTAACAGAATGGTTACCATACTTATCTACTAAGTATAGCAGTTCAATTTGTCATGAGCTTTCAACAGCTATAGTAAATTTTGATATTTTTTACAACACGTTGTTTATTGAAACGAGCGGTAACTTAATTATTGAAAGAACAAATTATAAGGACGAGACGTTTACAACACCAAATACGTTTACAAATTCTTTAAGTTTTAATGGCAACTTTTTTGATAAGGTTAGTAACAGATTAAAGGTTAAAGATGACGTCTTCTACTGTAGAATGGTGAGAGCTCAACTAGGTTACAAGGGTGATAGATTTTACCCAGAATTATACAAATACAATTATAACGACGATAAAACTGAAAAACTATTTCCAACTACAGGTAATACTGTTCTTTCCTCTTCTTACTACTTCAATCTAACAGGTGACAATTCTGTATATATTGAATGCGGTAAGCCTTTATTAACCTACAGTAGTGATAATCAGCAATTTAATTTAGGCGTTATTCTAAAAGATCAAAACAAAGGGCCCGTGTTGTTAAACTATCTTTTCGAGTATGTAGATGATATTAAATTCTTAAACTCTGAAGCATATGCCTGTAATAATAGTAGGTTTACGTATACTTTCTCACAAACAGGAAAAAATATAATCGATTTAAATAACTTAAACTTCGTCCTATCATCTACTGCTAGAGGACCCGGTCGTGGAACCGGTGTTCCAACTCTAACAACAACCTACGTGTCGCCAAATCCTCTATCCGGCGCTGCTTTAATATTATGAATACTTATAACTTTGCAATAACTTCCACCTCGGCAGGAATAACCAAGATATACCCTGCTATAGATCTTTTTGATGTAACAGAAATGACGGTAGATTTAGTAGATGTGTTTACTGGTAATTTTCCTAATTATTTGGGGATTGACTGGGGCGATGGCACGCCCGCGCTGGAGCCTGATGTTTCGGTTTTTCGTGACTATGAAAAGGACTCCATATACCCAGAAATAAATAAAGGCGTAGCGCCGAAGTACCTTGCGGATACATATAAGCATATATATGAGCCTTCATCCTACGCATTAAACAAATCGATAGTACTAAAAATAAATGTAGGTTACATTACCGGTGAAACTACTCAATTAAGTGCGCCAATAAATGTTAGAACTGCAGGATACTATCAAACCGTTGAAGATATGGAATTACTTGGTTTAGATCTTCTAAATAACGAGTATAATAGCTCGAGATTTACACTTCTTACAAAAAAAGGAAATTACATTGTTCAAATGGATAACAAATCTTATAAAGAAGATACAGCATAAATATTGTTAATGGGATCTTTAGTAAAATCTAGTCTAAGCGCGCTTAGCTCTGAGGAAGCTAGCTTTTGTCCAGCAAATATTGAGTTAGATCAATTTCCACGTACGTTTAATGGAGGATTTAAGTTAAACTTTATATTAGCTCTGTCTGGAGCTGAGAGCTTTCAGAGCTTAAACTATACTAATTTTTACTTGACTAATAATTATTTACTAGATGACATTACAACGTATAATACCCCTAGAATAAAGCCATCTAAATATACCACAACCTTAAACTTTGGGACTAGTGGTCGATCTTTCTGTAAGTTTCAATCAGCTGAATTAAGCTCCTTTAAGCTAGAAAATGCAATTTATGAAGCTGAAAACTACGGTACCGGTATAATTTCGCAATCAGATGGTGATGTTTTTGAGATCGAATTAATCGATAATTTTAAATGCCGGGTTGCTACACGACAAAACAACATTCGTTATTTTCTCGTATTAGAAGACATGGCAACAGACGCTGAAGAATTTGATGATACGCTTGAAGTTTTATTTGTTGCAGAAAGTCAATTACCTTTATCAAGCTTTAATTTAGAATACAATTTATCCAAGTATCTAACTAATAGCTACATTAGTTTATTTTCACCGAAAAAAATAGAGGATACAATAAGCAGATATATTATCAACAGTAATGGTGATAAGGTTTTAGCAACTAGACTCGATCCTAATGTGGATTATAGTCAGTTCGCCGCTGTTTCCTATAATATAAGAATTGATCAAGAATTAAATTTATCTACACCGTCGCCATACAATGCGTCGTATGTTACGTATAATGATGCAGGAAAGATAGACAATAGTAAAAGCGATTTTAATTTACCTTCTAATTACTTATTTTATAGTTCAAGCAATGATAATAAACAGGTATTTAATTTCTTTAATTTGAAGAACATAGTTAATACTCAAGATTCATTTACATCTTCTAATAATTTATTATCTACATCCGAAACAGATATATTTGCACAAAACCTACGTACGTACACAAGTATTTTTTCTGATATAGACAGTGAAAAGAATGAAACATTGGCGTTAAATTATGTATACAATAACTATGATATAATTATAACGCCCGGTACCACCTATTTTACAACACCTTCCTCACTCCAGCCTTTTGATAAAATAAATATTAACGATACGAAATTTACAGATTGTGGTTCGTTTGCATTTCCAACACCTGATCTATCAGATAAAGTATATAGGTTAGACGATGACACTAACAAAAGTGAAAATGTAACATATCTCTGCACTTGGCTATCTGGCGCTATTGGTAAGCGCGGTGAGTGGGTTGATAGATATTTTTACCCAGATTTAGCTTCTAAAGAAGAAGCTTTAGCTGGTATTTACTCATTTAATGAAACATATGATCAATCAGTAGAAAATCTGATAATGTCTAACTCCACTTTAAAAACATCTGTAACAAAAAAATATTATTTTGATAAAAAGAGTGACTTAGTTTTTGAGCCATCTAAACGTTATAAGTATATAAGAATAGCAAAAGAAGATTTTGTTCAAAAATCACCTACAAACTTCTGTGAAACAGCAGTAGTAGATAGAAAAATAAATAATTATTTTTCATCCATTAATAAGAACGGAGGTTTTGGGTTAGGATTTACCATACAAAATGATACCGGTAGCTTTTATTTAGAGTCAGAGCGTAACGCAATAAACGGTGGTATAAAATTTGAGAAAAACGGCAAGAAGTGTAAATTTGTGTATAGATTTTTTGATAATAGCTCTGAAGGTCTTAGCTTATCAGCAAGAATAGCTAAATCGACTTTTGAGTACGAGTTTGATATCGATTTGTTTGAGCAAAATAATATATTTTTATCTTTTGATGCAATTTTAGGAATCGGAAAGCTGTTTCTTAACTCAATTGAAATGTTTAGCTTTGAAGTTAACGCGTTTCAAATGTATACAAAGAGGTTACTCTTTGGCGACATATTCATATATTATACAGGTATTGATAACGAACCACAGAGTGTAGAAATACTACGTAATGCAGCTTCTGATCAAAAAGATAGAGTCGCAATTGATAACTTATATCTTTCTCTCAAACCTTTAAATGAAGATCAGAGATTAGCATTCTTATTCAGCACTAATTTAAACAAAATACAAGATATTATGATATCTTTGCCTTGCGGTATGAGAAATTTAACAGATAACATAGATTTAGTTAACTCAATTAACACAAATCTTAAACATAAGAGTAATGATATTGATATTAATATTAAGAATTTGAATGTGGCAAATGAAAGTATTCAGAACGAAATTAAAAATATACTTTTAACCAATATTGGCAACTCAATACCTAAGTCAACAAACATTAATAATATTAAATTTATAAACTATAAAAAATGATCGAATATTTTAAATATACAACGGGTGGATCGTTTACTCTTAGTGGCGCGGATTACTCTGGCTTCGTAAACGTAAGAGACGGTATCGCCTACTCCGGGAAAACGCTTTCTGATACTTCTGTAATTCTAGAATCACAAGATACTTTCTACGCTAACTGCTTAATTCATAAGTTAGAATTTGATAGAACATCTGATCAAATTAATAAATCAAAAATATTAACTTCACCGCAGGTTTCTCCTAGAAAGGTAATTGATCAGACCTTTATCGATACAAACTTAGAAATACTAAATCAAAATAATTTAAACTTATATGCTTTAAATATTATCTCACGAACAGATTTACTAAATTTCAAAAATTCTGCCGCTGATGGAAATGCTTATTTTCTTGGATTATCAAGTGGTAAAAATGACATACGAAATAATGACACTAAAATGGCTAAAGACAATGTCTTCCCAATTCAGATAGACCCTTTTAGTTTTATTGATAAAGTGCCTGGTGTCAGTGTGTTGGACGACACAATTGATAGTACTTTATTTGTGTATGATGATGAAACATTTTTTTATTTTACCACAACAGATACGTCTTCACATACTTTTTCTGGAAGCTTTGCAAAAAATAGTAACTTTGTTCCTGTTACACCTGACGCAGATACAGGCGAAACACTATTTAAAGGAGCTACTAGATTTTCGTATGACAATTCAACAGATATCCTCTATAGCCTATCCGCTAGTGCTAATAGCATAGAGCTTAATCTTTATGATAATAGTTTTGTTAATCCCTGTGGTAAATTAAAGCTTGTTGATAAAATAATTTTAGAAGAAGAAATTATAGACCAAACGGTAAAGTTAGGAAATAATGTAATGGGGTATCGATACACTGATGATGAAAAAATACACATTGCTATTAGAAACAAGTATTCAAATAAATTAATTAAAGCTATAACTACTACTAAAGACGATGAAGAAATAATTGCTTTTGATATAAGAGATTCGGATGATTCTATATTAATTTTAACTCAACCGGAGCAACCGCCGCCGTATATATGTGGGAATAGTTTTGATACCGAGGGGGAAACCTCGGTATATACCGAGGGGGTATATTATATGTATCATCTAGATGTAGAGAACTTAACTGATGTTGGACCTGAGTTAAATCCAAAAGTTGTTAATCGATATAAACCGACATATAGCTTTACATCAATAAATGAAGAGGAGATTGAGGTATTTTTCTCACAGAATGATTCTAACATTTTTATTTTAAATGATAAAGGGTTTATTACAACTAGATTTATATCAAATCCAAAAGAGGTTTCCGGATTTGCAGATCCAGAAAACTTGCAATACCTACCTGATATGTATTTTAAGTATACAAATGAAAGATTTAATTTGATACAGAAGAAGTTTAATTCTAATGCATTAAAATCAAATTATCTCAACTTTATAAATTATATAATTACAAAAAATGAAAATGATTTATTTTTCTTAATGCACAATATTGGTCGAATATATTTGTTTAAAGAGAGTAATCTTTTATATGAAAATTTTGTACCTCTTGATCTTAAGAACTTATACGAAAAAATAACTAGTTGTGAGTCTAGTCTAGGTGTATCGTTAAATAGTGAGATACAAAACATTATTAAGGATACTGTAAGTATATTTTTAAATCTCAGTCTTATACCCTCAAAAGGTATAAAAGACGGTATACCCTTGCTAAGTGATTATATTACATATAAGGGGCTAGATATTAATTTTAGAGATATGGAATTTCACGAAAACGAGGGTGTTGATTACAACGTGGTTTCCAGGGTATTAAATCAGCTCTTCGAATTACAAGAACAAGTTCTTAATAGTATCACCGACGAAACAACAACACCAGATGATAGTGAGTTTGCAGGTAATATCGTTGTTGGTGAAGCTGAATTCAATGAACTAAACCTGGGAAGTGGAGCTCCAGAATATTAATATAAATATAAGCACGGGATGAGTCAAGAAAAGCTTTCACAACAACGTATATCAGAAGAATACTCATTATTATTACATGTGAGTGGCGGGAGTATTGCTTCGAAGCTGCCGGGTTCCGTTGAAAGCGCGCATCACAAAGGCGTTGCAAAGGTATATGACGGTGTTGGAAACACTACAGGTTTATCTCTAAGTTCAAAAGGTAATAGAGTTGTAATAAACAATTATATTCAGCCTGAAGGTTGGCAGTATCAAATGGAGTGGATAGATGCTTTTTTTCCGATCAATACTGTGCTTGTTACTGCTACCTATAAGAACCCAGGGATTGGGATGAGAGGAACAAAGTGGATATTACAATCGCAGGGATTATTCCCTGTTGGTGTTGGTTCTGGTCTTGATAAAAATAATAATACCTTCACTTTTTCTGCAGGAAATAGAGACAGAGAAAAGATAGAAAACGGTGACGCTGCGGGAGAATTTAGATCAGATATTCTTATTGAAGATCTACCAGCTCACAGTCATCTTACTGACACACATACCGAGACTGTACCTGTAAATCAAGAAGGGCTTGGCACTAATGTGAGTTTTATCTTTTATTTTGGCGATACTTTAAATACATCACAACTAACAAGAGGGGATAAGCGTTATTTAGACGACGAGGCTATTGAAGCTTTTGAATACAACACTGAATATAACGGTATTCAAAATTATAGAGATCATGTTATAACAGAACGCTACAATTCCGGTGTTTTCTTTACGGATGCGGATTTTGAGCCTAGGTTCGCGAACCAAACGATGCGTGGGTGGGCCCCTCCACAAGCTGGTGGCCCCGGGTGGGGCGGTATATTAAACACTAACGGTAAATTTATAGGAAATAGTCCGAGACCTATTGGTGTTGATTGGACGTTAGATGGTCAAACTTACAACATTAATAGTTCTTTTTACGATCCGAGAGCTAGCGATCGGGTACACCCGGGGCGATTTAACGATACAGAGTTAGTTAAGGCTCGTGATTTTATCATTCATGTTCTCGGAATAGAAAAAGCAAAAGAAGCGTTAGCAGGTGTTAACAGATTGAAAGAGATAGGTCAAACTGTAGAACAGGCGTATAGAGGTGATAATACATATTATAGTCGCATTCCACAAAACAAAATTGTAACATCTACCACTGCTGGTGGATCTATAAGGCACAATAACATACCACCGAATTACCCTCTTTACTTTTGGAGACGAGTACCACTTACCTATGTTGAGAATCTTACTATAACAGAGAGGCCCGGGCCAGAACTACCCATGCAGTTTATTATTACTAGTAATAAGAAGTCGACTAAAGATAATATTTTTAATTTGAATAGATGGGCTGTTGATCAGGGATGGAATGGACAATCAGCGTGTACGATAATTATCGACGAAGGTGTTTATATTTATTCTGATGATCCGAATAATGATAAAGTACCTGGGATGGTTATAGATCAGTTTCCGGAGGGGTTAACATTAATAAATAAAGGGTTTATTATGGGTAGAGGTGGTGATGGTGGTAGTTACTATACCGATGGGCAAGACGGTGGAGATGCTATACATATTACTAGTAATTCTGAAATTATTATAGATAACACAAATGGCGCTATTGGAGGTGGCGGCGGTGGTGGTTCTGCCTCCAAGCTTGGTAATTCGGGTGGTGGTGGCGGAGCTGGCGGCGGTTGGGGTGGAACCGCATCAATATTTCAACTTCCAGGTTGGAACTTTGGTGATGGAGATGGTAGAGTAATAACTAGTAGTGAAGTGGAAGCCAATAATTGGAGTGTCTTTGATTATCTTGATAATAAGCCATATAAACCAACTGCTGCAGGTGGATGGGGCGGAGCGCCCGGTCAGCCTGGAGGCCACGGTCGGTGGTATAATAGGTTTTGGAGTTTCCACTCTCTTGCTAAATTTAAAGCAGCAGGTGATATTATGACTATAGGAGGTGGTCCAAATTTCCCACTATTACCTGGAATTGGTGGAGAGGCCGGTGGGAGTGGCTCAGTCGGGAGGTTAAGAAATGGTGTTAGTGATCAGGGATCCGGGGGCGGCGGCGGACGTATTTTGACAACTACCGCCACCGGTGGCGGTACGGGGGGTGTTCCAGGAGCAGAATTTGGCGCTATAGATGTAAATGGTAACTTGAGAGATACTGGACCAGAATGGAGTAATACACCACCACGTAATAACGGATCTGTTCGTAATGGGGTATATGTTACAGCTTATAATAGCAGCAGACCGTACCGTGGGTGGAATTCCGGATACACAATAGATAATGCACGTGGTTATGGCTATGGTTCTCATCGCGCTATTGGACCACATTGGAGAAGGAATGGACATAGGGGATCAGTAGGCTTGCCTTATATTGTAGCTGGTGTCCTAAAACCAGGGTCAGAGAAGGGTTTATATTATAATGGATTTTCATATTTATCACCAACAGGTTGGGATGGTTATAACCATAGGTCCGCGCTTATTCAAGGCGGTAGTACTAATCAACCCGGTATATATGAACCGGCTTATGTACGTGTAATTGGTGGAGTAGATTTATGGAGCAATGTCTACACGGAGCATACTGCTGCTGGAGGTGGTGGTTGGGGTGCACCAGGTGGAGTAGCATGGAGAGGTGGTCGAACTTGGCGATCTGTTATGGACACGAGAGGGACTGGGCCAATGATAAGAAAAGCAGGAGCCGGTGGTCTTTCAATAAAAGCTACAGTTGGAAATGTAACTGTTAACGGTGGTATAGTATATGGTGAAACCGAAGGAAATGTAAACATTAGATAGTATTTTCAAATTGTGACATAAATAATAGTAATATGCCAGAGAGCTTAACAGATCAATTTATATCTGATTTTTACACTTCATTACTTCATTTAGATGGAACTGATTTAAATAGAGTGTTTGATGGTGCTGGTAACTCTACCGGGTTGATGTTAAGTGGTGGGAGAGTTACAATTAATAATTATATATACCCTGAAGGTCCAACCGAGCCAACAGAGTGGCTAGATGCATTTTTCCCTGTTGGGTGTGTACAGCTAACTCTCGACGATATTAACCCGCAAACTAGAATAGCCGGTACTGTATGGCAACGAATAGCAGAGGGTCAATTTCTAGTTGGTGTAGGAGAATTTACAGATAAAAATACTGATTATCGAAAATTTTGCGAATATGGTGTAACTCCAGGATCCGGTCAAACAGCCGGAGAGTATATGACAAAACTTACTACAGCTCAATTACCGCCGCACCGACATGATATGAATGTAGGAGCTGCAGATGTTTTTGTTTCAACCGGTAGCTCAGTTGGTAATGGTGTAACATATCAAGCTAACGCTGTTGGGACGACTAACTCAACGCAAGCCTGGGCGGATCAACAACGAAAAAGAAATCAACTTGCAGCTGGTACCGGGTGGAACATGGATAATGATTATGGAAACGTATCCGGTGATCCTAATGATGTAAGTGATACGCAAAGGAGATCACTCGATCTTAATTTTTTAAAGCAATCAGCTGCTCTGTATTCTGCTCAAGATCGTGCTGATTTTCAGACTAATGAAAAGTATCAATATAAAGAGGTAATCGGTCTATGGAATGGCGAGACGCGATTTGTATCTGATGCAATATTACCAGACGGTATACCAGATGTAAATATATACAACCTCTGTAAGGAGTTGGGTGCAGTAGATGTTGGAGAAGCGCAAGCTGGTGAATTAGCCACAAATCAAAGCGTTACGCCTGTTGTTGTACAAGGCACAGCGCAGATTGCTTTTAATGAAGGAGCAAAAAACATACGCCCGTCTACTGACGTAGGCGAAGGTGAATATCACAATAACATACCACCATCGTATGGTGTATACGTATGGCAAAGAATATCATAAAATTATGGCAAATATTACTATAGTAAAGTTAAAAGTTAGGAGAGGTACTGATAGCCAGCGACAGGAAATTATACTTGATCAAGGTGAAGTTGGTTATACCTTAGATTCAAAGAGATTGTTTGTCGGTGACGGGGCAACTTACGGTGGTACAGTGGCAGGAAATGTTAACGTTGGACCGTTTGCTTCAACAGCTAACCTGGGACCGGCAGCCGCAGAATCACCCTACCTTCAAGTAGGTGATATTGGATATGCAGATAGTCGATTATTTATTTTAACCGGTACAGGTGGCACTGGTAAAAAATATACAAACGGTTTATCTGGTTGGGCTTATATAGGCAATGTCCCGGATGATAGTTTTATTGAATTTAATACAGATAACAAATTAACTATAAAGAAGCAATCATTAGACTCGCAATACATAGGTACAACATTTTTCGGTGATGGTCTCTTATCATCAAATACAGTACCAGGTAGAACAAACGTCGGGTTAAATACTGATTATTTGTTTTTATGTGGACCGCCTGATAGAGATCAGCTAATATCGCTAAAGGAAAAAGCTATAACACCAAGAGAAATATCTGATACAGCTGTATTAAGTGGATTACAAGGCGGGGACGGTACTCCGCTGTCTTTAATAGTTAATGAAAAGCAGTTTAGATTTGGTGTAAATAATCGATTAGAATTTGGTAGCGCTCAAGGGCTTACACTGCCTGTTTCTTCGTGGGCTGGACCTGGAGACGGTAGGTCAGAAACAGAAGGACATTTAGGTGAAGGATTACAAGTTAATACAGATACTCATAGGTTGGAAACAATTCTTCAGGGAGCTAATGAAGATTTCTTTAACGTCAATGACGGCATACTTACATTGAACGGTTCACAGTCTGCAGCATACGAAATGCCGTTTGTCGATGTTCAAAATGGTCTGGTTAAGGAAATAAATACTTCAGTTTTTGATGTTGTCACCGCAACAGGGTTATCAGGAACCGGTGCTGGTGACGGTGTCCCAATTGGATCAATTCTACCGCATGCGCAAGCATTTAATCATCCCCCAGCTGGGTATTTACTTTGTGATGGGCGTGCTTTAGATGCAGATACACGACCAGAATATTTAGGGCTTTATAATAGGATAGGAACTGTTTATGGTGGTTCTGGAAAAACTGACTTTAGAATACCTAGTTTAACTGGTGGTGATGTTATGATATACGGTGCTGATGGAGCTATTACAACCGGGACAAAGACTTTGTGGTTGAGCGGTACACAGTATGGTACAGGTGGTAAGACAGGCGGAGCCGGGTCTACCTCGGTGGGTACGTCAATAAGTGCTTCAGGTGTTAACTTTATTATAAAATATAAAGAAGACCCTGTGTTAAACATATTTAACGGTGCACCGAATCAGGTTACTAATAAATTTGGTAGTAAATATGATCAACAAATTTATTACGGGAAGGATTCTGGTGGTAACGAAATGTTATTAAGTTCCGCAGGATTTATTACTTTAGCATTGTCTGGTACAGTACGAAATCCGGAAAACACAGACAACAATATATTTAATAAATTTGCAATACCTGTTTTTAGTTATTAAATACTTAAATAAATGGCCATAGAAATTTTAGAGAACACTTTGCTAAAACTCCTTGTTAGAAGGGGAACTAATTATGATAGGCAACAAATTATTCTTGAAACCGGAGAGCTCGGTTACACAACGGATACGCAGAGATTATATATTGGTGACGGTACAACAAAAGGAGGGTTAATTGTAGGTAATAAGTGGGCTGGTGAAGCAGCAGACTTAACAACATTAGCGCCAGTTGCAACTGGTGATTATGGATATGATACGGATAACCACGAGATAAGAGTGTGTACCAAGGGCACCGGAAGTGTTGCAAATGACTGGACTACAGTATCAAATAGAACAAGTGCACTCGATACGACTCTCACGATTAATGCAAAAAATCAAATTATTGTCACTAAGCGTACAGATGCCGTGGGCGGTGGCTTATCTGCTGGAAATATAGATTGGAATGCTCTTGGAAATAGCCTTAAAATAGATACTTCAGATAAAGTAGCATTAAGCTCGACAATTAGTATTGATAGAATATTTCAAAATAATACCGGTGCTACTAGCTATTTTAGACTACCAGAAAAATTAAACATTAATACTGTTGATTATACGTTTCCGACAACATCACCGCAGGCGAATGCATACTTAGGTTATGCTCAAGAGGATACACAAGGTCGATCACAACTTGCCTGGACAGTTCCGGAAATAGTATATTCTGCTGTAGCACCAACCACAGCAGCATTGATTCCTATTGGAACTATTTTACCGTATGCAGCTCCACTATCAGGTGCACCATACGGTTGGTTAAATTGTAATGGTCAATTTGTATCAGCTGTAACATATAGTGATTTACTTTCTGCTATTGGCGGGCAGTATGGTAGAAGGTTCTCTGATAATACCTTTAGACTACCAAATCTTAGTAGTACTGCAATGTACGGATGGACTGGTATAAAAGGAAATAACGCGAACCCTGTTGGTGGCGGACAAAGTGGTGGTAACCATACATTGGTCCCTGTAACGACAGCTCATGCTGCTAAGCCCGGGTTATCAGCTATGGGAATGGGCTTTATCATTAAAGCGTTTAATGGTGTAACTAACCCAACATTAACTGTTGGAGGTAACTTATCAGCATCGGTTAAATCCCCGTCTTTTCAATCAGTTGATAAGACCGAGACTTCATTTAACCCACTTAGTGGTGAAATATTAATAAGAAGAGCTACACCCGGTGTAAAAACGTATCAGTCACCTGGTGGGGGGCAATCATTTATTATGCCAAATGGGATTTCATTTGTTAAATTCTATGTAACGGGATCCGGATCCATAGGCGATTATAGATCTGGAAGCGCTGGGGCTACAGCAATCGGTTATCTATCTGCTAAACCGGGCACTGAATTTCCGGTATCAGTTGCTGAAGCACCGGTGTGGGCTAGTTCTCCTGGAGGTAAAACTAGCTATATTTATGATCCAGAGGATTCTGACAGTGCACTAGTAACGGCTCCTGGTGGAGTATTTGGCAATCCCCACGATGGAACGTCGTATACGCCGGCGACGCCAACTGTTGCGGAAAGCGACTACCTACCAACTGAAACCATTTTAATAAAGGGTGGCATAGGTGGTATCGATACAGATGATGGTGGTGATGAAGAAGATGTTGGTGGAGCTGGTTTCTTCGGTCATTCGCCTGCATGGGGCGGAGGTGGAGGATCTCATTCAAATAATCCGATGGGCTCAAATCCTTCAGCTGGTGTAATTATATTTGAGTGGAACTAGTTGCCTTATAACACCGGTAATATAACTACAGTATGGAGGAAGTAATAGTTGAAGGCTTAGATTACGACGATTTTGCATCGTTAAAAACAATTCTAACTAAATGTACGTCTTTTACATCAGAACAGCAAAAACTATTAGCGGATAATTCTATTTTAGTGCAAAAGATAGATAAAATTCTTAATGTTTTTGATATAGACCTAGGGGAAGATAATCTAAAAGAGGTTGAGTAGGTAAAAATGAATAAATACTTGTATGAATGCAAGTGTTTGCAGAGCTAATGCACTCTGTGAAGAGTTTTCCGACTACGTTATATACGATAGCGAGTACAATAGCATTCTCTTTAATGTACCATTCCAGCATTTTAATACTATACATCTTGAGTTAGAGAAACTTGGATATGTGTTAGTGTTCAAAACACGGATACAAAAAACAAATTCTCTAACCTGTACTTTTATAAAGGAATGAGTAATTAAATATATATATGGCCAAACTTCTTGGATTTCCGACTGATATATCTCTACCTGCTCTCGCAAGATACTATACTTTTGTAGAGGTAGAAAAGTCCTTTAATTCTAATTACGACATAACATGGTCTTTTCAATATAAATTACCTAGTACTAGTTTTGACGAAGATGTTAAATTTCTTGACTATGAACTAGGGTTTTCAACATTTTTAACTAACCTCCCTAGTCCTATATCTTCTTTACCTGGGCAGTATCTCGGAGATCAGGATCCGGAATTTGTATTATCAGCTAATGCTTTGTTAACGGAAGCGACTGAGGTATTAAAGACACAGGGCGACTCAACAATCTTAATTGAGAGCGGTATATTAAGCGGTACGTTAGTAAAAGTTGCATTTGATTCTACAGGTATGTACGGTCTAACGGGTAGGGACGACAGACCGGGTGTAAAGCCGAACAAAGTATTAAGAGAAGCGTTTGTAGTTCGTGATTTTCAACATAACCTTTTGGCTTATGATCACTTATCCTCTATACAGACTACTTTTAGTACAATATCTACTGATACATATAGAACAGTAAGATTTAGATATGTTGATCTGGGGAGAACTCTATATATTGATTATCACGGAAGCAACTCTACAGAATACACGTTGTTAACAGCAATTAATTTAGGTACAAGATACCGCACCCTATCAAATATTGAAAATATATATTGCGGGTTTGCATTTTCAACGCCCATCTCGTCTACAACACCTGCGGCAGATGGAGGCTACTCTCTAAGTGCAAAAGATTTCTTTCTTAGAAATTTTCATGTAGAGGGATACGAAGGTGCAGAGGTTTTGACTGAAAAAATATTAACTCCGGAGTTACCATTTATACCTAACACTCCCACAACAACCGTAACTAATATTACAGCGTAATGGAATATCCTGGTACATTTGGTGGGTCTGAAAAAGCGAGTGTGGATTTAAGAAATCCAGACATTCAAATAACGGACGTTAACGTCGCGGTAGTTGAAT